CGGATGCTTCCAAGCGGCTATGGCGTATTGAGGGGGCAGGGATGAGCCGCAAAGCGAAGACAGACAGAGTCCCGAGAACTCGCGCCGGTGGCGAGTGGACTGAAGCCGCCTTCTGGGGGTTCATCCGCTCGGGACTTCGTCAGTTATCACGTCGATGGCCTCCGTTAGTTCGTCATGCACTGGAGCGAGTGAAACGCAAAAGCCAGAGCGACAACAAAAGGCTGAAGTGGGAATTTTTATGCGAACGTTGCGACCAATGGTTCGCACGAAAAGAAGTCGAGGTTGACCACATCGAGCCATGTGGCTCACTGAAATCATTTGCCGATCTGAGCGTGTTTGCCGATCGGCTGTTCTGCGAATCGGATGGTTTGAGAGTGTTGTGTTCTGAATGTCATTTGAAACGGAAAGAAGAGAAATGAAGATCTTGAAAGGTAAACAGGGCGGACCACGTCGCGTCCTGTTTCATGGGACGAACTTTATCGGAAAGACAACGTTTGCTTCGCAGGCATTCGGCGGGGCACTGTTGGCGAATCTCGAAGACGATCGAGACGTGGACATGGATAAGACTCCGCCGATTCGAACGTGGGATGAGTGGCAGGAATTTTGGTTGCATTGCGACACGACGGCGGCGAAAGGTGAATTCCCTTATCGCTGGATTGCAATTGATACCATCGACGCTTTGCAGCGGATCATCGAAAAGCAGATCTGCAAAGAAAAGAACGTTGAATCGATGGCTGACGACAAATTCAGCTATGGCAAGGGCAACAAGTTCATCGAGGCCATGTGGGACAAGATCAAGTTTCAACTGGATTGGCTGCACACCGAACGCGGGCTGGGAATCATCCTGCTGGCACACAGCGAAGCCGTGAAGATCACTCCGCCAGATGCACCATCTTACGAACGCTGGGAGCCGTCCGTCTGTGAGTTCGCCAGGGATCTCCTTTGCGATTGGTGTCAGGAAGTTTTCTTCGGATCGTTCCGGACTTACGCAGTCAAAGAAGACACCGGATTTAATCGCACTCGAAACATCGCGGCGGGTGGCAGCGAGCGTTTCGTTAGGACTCAGCCAACGGCGGGAGTCCGTGCCAAGAACCGTTTGAACATGCCGGAAGAAATGGTTGAGTTTTCGTTTGAGAAGTATGCAGAGTTTTTTGTCCCGAGTGAAGTTTTGAAAGGTAATTGAGATGGCTGATTTAGGTGGTTACGACGCATCGCAAGTGAAGGACAGCGAGTTTGAGGCTCTGCCTGCGGGCGAGTATCGGGCTGTCATGACTGAAAGCGAACGCAAGAAAACGAAGGACGGGGCGAGCGAGTTGTTGCAGGTCAAGCTGCAGATCGTCGACGGGCCGTTTAAGAATCGAACCGTGATTGATCGCTTCAACCTTTGGAACAAGAATCCAGAGGCAACGACGATTGCTCAGCAGCAGTTCAAGAAGGTTTGCGAGGCTCTTAACATTCCGAAGCCTCCGGACTCTTCAGCCCTGCACATGAAGCCGCTGATGATAAAACTGGCCGTTAAGGAATACAACGGCAGCAATCAGAACGAAGTGAAGGGCTACAAAGCCTGTTTGCCTCAATCGTCATCTGCTCCTGCGGAAAAGACAGCGACCGCAGCCACAAAGCCTGGCGGTTGGTAATTCTTCATTCACAAAAACAAAAGGCGTGGAGGCAATCCTCCGCGCCTTTTTTATCGACGGAGGATGTGGAAATGAGCGAGCGAACAATAGGTGCAGACGGAAACGATGAAAAAAAGCGTTCATCTGAAAAGATGGTTGACTATTTGATCGTGTTGCGAGCGACATTAAATCTTGATCAAGCAGCAGATATGGAAGATTGCGATGAGGTAATCATCAGACATCAGGGTAAGCATTTTTCTGTTCGAGCCGATGTAAAGTTAGCAGAGGTGATTCAGTGAAAGGGAAAACCAGAGAATCACGGTACGCATCCAAAGTTGATTGTCCTGTCGGTGATGTTGTGTTCGGAGGTTTTGCTGCGAGTCCGATGGGAGCCATTCGACAAACGCCAGAGCAGGCCAAAGAGGCTGACGAGTTCTGGCGCAAGGCGAACGAGGCGAGAGCGAAGGCGTCAGCCAAACTAAGAGAAGAAATTGCAGGAAGTTGGCTGGAAAACTCAGAGAAAATCTTACAGGAGGCAATTGAACGTGTTCAGCGAACTAAAAGCCAGATGGCTGAAGAAGACCGGGGAGCCAATGCCAGCGGAGATTCTGCGACTACCGCTCAAAAAGATCTGCAAAGCCGTGTTGTTGGTTGAGGCCGGTGTCACGGTTGTGGTCCCAAAAGAGACGGCACCAGTTTTTAGTGATGGCGTTGATTCAATAACAGAGTGGGATTCGCATAAGGAGTTTTGAATGCTGTCCCCTCGATGGTATCAGTCACAAGCCAACGAAGCCGTCTGGAAGTATCTCAATGAGAAGTCCGGAAACTGCGTTGCAGTTCTTCCCACCGGAGCAGGAAAGAGCCTCTTGATTGCACTGCTGATTCAGCAGGCTCTTGAGTTCGGCGGGCGTGTTGTCGTGTTGGCTCACCGAAAAGAGTTGCTGCAGCAGAACGCCGACGAGATCAGGGGGTTGATTCCCGGCGTTGATGTCGGGATCTATTCAGCGGGATTGAAGTCAAAAGAGATCCATAACGCTGTGGTTGTCGCTGGCATCCAGTCCGTGTTCCGCAAGGCTGACGATCTTGGCAGGCGGCACCTTGTGATTGTTGATGAAGCTCACCTCATTAGCGATCTCGAAGAATCAATGTATGGCCAATTCCTTACGGCCATGAAGGCCAACGAAGGACTCCGCATTGTGGGCCTGACCGCGACGCCATTCAGAACCGGGGCCGGTCCAATCTGCGGACCTGACCGACAGTTTCAGCGGATCGTTTTTGAGGCAAAGACCGCTCAGCTAATTGCTGAAGGTTTTCTTTGTCCGATCACCAACAAGCCATCGGACCTGAAGATCGACACTGACAAGGTCGGACTTCGCGGTGGTGAGTTCGTCGAATCGGAAATGCAGGCGGTTTTTGATGTCGACGAAAAAGTTCAGGCCGCTTGTGCGGAGATCCTTGAGAAGACACAGGGCAGGCACAGCATTCTGGTGTTTGCGTCTGGGGTTCATCATGCGGAGCAGATCGCTGAGTTGCTTCCTGACTCCGCTGTCGTCACTGGCGAGACGCTGCCAATCGAACGAGCCGAAACGCTGCGGAGATTTGTAGCGGGGGAGCTTCGCTTTTTGGTAAACGTGGACGTGCTGACAACAGGCTTCAACGCCAAGTGCGTCGATGCGATTGCCATCCTTCGCGCAACCATGTCGCCTGGCCTTTTCTGTCAGATGGTCGGTCGCGGGTTGCGTTTGCATGACAGCAAAGCCAACTGCCTACTCTTAGACTTCGGCGGAAACATCGCTCGGCATGGTTCAATCGATGACGAGAACTTCGGGCGGTCGGAAGGCAAAGGGCGAGCGGGTATTGCTGCCGAAAACGGACGCGGCAAGAAATGCCCGTCCTGCGAGCTGGATGTGTCTCCGGCAACAGTCGTCTGCCCTGAGTGCAATTTCATTTTTCCTCGTGAGCGGGAACTGAAGCACGACACTACAGCGGATGAGAGCAGCCAGTTGACAGGCTCAATGCCTCCAGAGGAATGGGAAGTCAAAGACGTTGTCGTCCGGGTCCACACAAAGAAGGATGACGGCGAAGCCCCGCAGACGGTCAGGGTTGATTACGTTTGCACCAAAGAAGGCGAATCCGGAAACCTCGCAAAGATCACAATTGCTGAGTGGACCTGCCCAGGGCATCAAGGGTTTGCACGCTCGAAGTTCTTGGCGTGGTGGGACGCTCGAAGTCTTTGCGATCCACCCGACAGCGCAACGGATGCGGTCGCGTTGATCAACATGGGCGTCTGCCGGAGGCCGGTAAGAATCACGACGAAGAAGGACGGGCGATGGCATCGCATCACGGAGTGCTTTTTTGAGTCGGAGAAGCCGACGGAACTGGCACAGCAGGAAGAGACAAAAGTTTTCAGTGGGGTGGATGATGACTGTCCGTTCTGAAAAGAAGAAAGCAAACGGCGAAGGCACCATCGTGTTGCGAGCCGACGGCAGATGGATGGGACGCCTAAGCGTATTGCGAGACACAGATGGGAAAACACATCGCATAACTGTCTACGGGAAAACTCGCGACCAAGTTGAATGGAAGATTCAAAGCCTTCAGCAGGGACGCGTTCAATCAGCGAAAGAACTCACTGCGCTTGAACGCATTCGACAACTTGAAGAGCGAGTGGCGGAACTTGAGCGAGTTATTTTCGCTGAGGTCTTGCGAGTTGAAAAACCAATTGCGACACGTAACCCTTGGGCGAAGCAATAATGAATGATTACGATCGCGTTCCGCAAGAACTGAAAGACCTAAAGCGATGGATGCTGTGGAACTACAACAGCAAGGGAACAAAGATTCCGCTCAGGCTTGGCGGCGATGCCGGAAGCTCCACAGATCCGTCTGCATGGTGTGCTTTCGATATCGCGGTTGACTCCTCAATCTATTATCAGGGCATCGCCACGGTTATCGCTGAGCCGTACACGGGCGTTGATCTTGACAACTGCCTGACTGAGGACGGCGATTTTCGCGACTGGGCTTTGCCAATCATTGCGAGGCTTGACGGCGTTGCTTACGCGGAAATCTCGCCAAGTAAAACAGGCGTCAAGTTTATTACGAAGGCCCGCAAGCCTGACGGGTTCCGCTGTCTTCACAAGATCAATCCCGGCAAGGACGACAAGCAGCAGATTGAATGCTACGACCATGATCGATTCTGGACGATCACGGGCGATGTCTACAACGGCAATGATGAGATTGGTGATGGGCAGGCCGTTATTGACTGGCTGTGCAAAACTTACCTGAGCGGAGAGCAGGAGAAGAAAGGGACCGTTAAGCATGAGCCAGCGCCGCCAAGGATTGAAGCCGAATCGCTGATGCAACGCGGGGCGAAATATGTTGAAAAAGTTCCGGGTGAAGCGAAAGGAAATCTGAGAAACGCAGCGTTTTCTCTGGCCGGTCATCTTCATTCGATGAAAGATGAGTTTCACGCTCGTTTGACCGATGACGAGGTTTACCAGTTGCTCTGCGATTGGAATCAGAAAAACAATCCACCACTTCGAGACAGCGAACTGAGAGAGGCATCCGTCAACGGACGCAAGAACGGAACTCCGCGCGAAGACAAGCCGCCAATGGCTTTGATTCAGCAGTCACATTCTCACGTCGATCTAAGTTTGATCCTGAACACTCGGGAGGCCGCAAAGACGACATTGGAGCCATTTCCGATTGACTGCCAATCGCTGCCGGGATTCCTCGGGGATTTGATCCGATACAATTTATCGACTGCTCATTACCCTCTTCCAGAAGTCGCGATGGGCGCGGCGTTATCGCTCCTATCGACGCTGACCGGCGGCAAGGTATCGGATCGCGGAGCGAGAACCAATCTGATGATTATCAGCCTAGCTCTTTCGGGAGCTGGGAAGGATCACGGGCGGAAGCTCAACCGCAAGATCCTGAGATTGTGCGGTGGTGATCGGATGATCGGGCCAGAACGGATTGGAAGTCATGCCGGGATTCTGTCCGCATTATCAGAACAATGGAACATGCTTTTCCAAGTGGATGAGATCCATCATCTGGCAATGGCAATGCAGGACCGATCAAGTCCGCATCTAGTCCAGATCGCAAGCGTGCTGATGCAGGTGTTTTCATCCGCTGACGACATCTGGACCGGCGACGCTTACGGTGATCGGGCGAAGGTAAAAACTCTGCACTATCCTCATCTTGTTTTGCACGGGACTGCAGTTCCTCAAGATTTTTGGGAATCGATGACCGAGAAGAACTTGACCGGCGGGCTGATTGGCCGCTGCCTGATCTTTGAGTCTTCGAAGTATGTGGATTATCAAGATCCATCCAATGAGCCGATCCCCCAGTCAATAATCGATCAGGCGGCATGGTGGCTGCAATTGAGGACATCGGCAGGAAATCTTGCGGACAATGCTGATGGATCGTCTCCAATCTGCATCCAGAGAGACGAAGCGGCTCACACAAGGCTGCACGAACATGCCGTAAAGATTTCCAAGCGGAGAATGACAGAGGAGCCAATTACAGCAGCCATCTGGTCTAGGGCGGCGGAAAAGACAGTAAAGCTCGCAATGCTGTTCGCCTGCTCCCGCGCGTCGGGTCAGTATGTTCCAACGATCCAAGCGGAAGATGCCGAACTTGCAATCCGCCTCAACAACTGGATCACGCGCAAAATCCTCCAGCAGGCCGATAGGCACGTTTCAGGCAGTCCGTTCGGTCAAATGGTCAATGAGATGAGAACGCTGCTCAGATCGCGTCCAGGGGAATGGACGATGACGGAGATCACCAGGAAGACTCAGAAGCTCAAGCCAAGAGACAGGGGGGACATCTTAGCGACGCTGATTCAAGGTGGATGTGTTCAGCAGGGAGAAAGAGAATCAAGCGGCGGGAGGATGGCAATAACCTTTGCTGCGATTGAGTAAAAAGAATTGACAAATAGAAACAATTGAAATAACATGGGGGAACCTTTTGAAAGGAGGTTTCTATGCAAATTGAAGTCAGTGAGATCCGGCGCGATGTTCCTGTTGCAGGAAACAAATCAGGAGCCTATGGGGACTTCAGGGAAGAGACAGCAGGAAGGCCGAAAGAGCTGCTGAGATATCAAGTCGAGCAAATGAAATGCGGCGAATCAATTGTTTGTAAAAACATTGCCAGCATGGAGGAAAGGAAGTTTTTTTGGAGGGTTAACGCATCCGCAAGAAACGCGGCGAAGACTGGAGGCTTCAAAGTTACAGTTAGAAAAACCGGAGACAATGAGATTACTGTTTGGCGAGTCTTGTGAATTTCAAACAGGTGTACAAAGAGCCGTTTCGGACACCCGAAACGGCTCTTTTTGTTTAAGCACGAAGTTGAATGAAGTTTGGCCAAAAAAGGACTTCGTTAAACTTCTTTCTTGAGAGTTCAAGGCGTAGTAATAATTAAGTCATAGCAAATGTACACTACGCAAAACCCTATAAAATAGGGGGAAAATTCTTTTAGCGCTTATAAAAGACACTCTTTAAGAGACTTCTTTCTACGTTTCAAGGGGGGGGCACCCTGTTGGGTTTTACTCCATCGAAAACCCCAGTGTTTTCAATATGTCTCTTTCCTGCCCTCGTATTGAAAGAAGAAAGAAGGGTCGGCGGCAAGTGTACAGAAGATCGCAATTGAAAAGTAACTGTTGACTTCCCGCAATAAACCTATTAGCGTTTGTCTATGAAAAAGAAAGCCTCAAAAGGTCGCCCGAAACATCCCGCAGGAATGCGAGCCAAGGTCATGTCGCTGTGGATCAGCCCGAAGCGTGAAAAGAAGATCAAGGCCCGTGCGAAGCGGCAAGGCGTCAGCGTGTCGGAGGCAATTGGCAGGCTGATTGATGGTGCTGAAGACTAGAGAAGTGGAACATCCGCTGCTCATGGTTGAACAGAGGAAATTGCATCCGCTGTTGGTGGTGATCTCAGAAAACACAGGAGTTATTGTGGTCGACAACAACGAAAAATCTGAACAGTCTTCACCGTATTTCAGCGATGGAAGTTGCGTGATTTACAACGGGGACTGCGCGGATGTTCTCATGTCGATTCCAGACAACTCGATCGATGCCGTAGTCACCGATCCGCCGTATGGCCTTTCGTTCATGGGGAAACGCTGGGATTACGACGTTCCGAGCGTTGACGTGTGGGTTCAGTGTTTGCGAGTTCTGAAGCCTGGCGGGCATTTGCTCGCATTTGCTGGAACGCGGACACAGCACAGAATGGCAGTCAGAATCGAGGATGCCGGGTTCGAAATCCGAGACATGATTGCGTGGGTTTACGGGTCTGGTTTTCCGAAGTCTATGGATGTGTCAAAGGCGATCGACAAAGCGGCTGGAGCGGAAAGGAGCGTTGTCGGGGAAGGCACGAAGTTTGGTGCTGGAAGTATGCGAAACAGGTCGCGGGTCGAAAATGGTTACAGGCCAACTGAGATCAATCCAGATGGCGGCGCGTCGGCCATCACAGAACCGTCTACCGATGCAGCAAAGCAATGGGATGGATGGGGAACGGCATTGAAGCCAGCACTTGAGCCGATCACGATGGCACGAAAGCCGATTCCGGGGACCGTGGCAGACAACGTACAGAAGCATGGAACGGGGGCCTTGAATATCAAGGCGTCAAGAATTGATCCGGGAACTCAGGTTCCCGGTGGTGGCCTAAAAGGCGGTGCGTCCTCGCGAAACGAGGGATGGCAGCGTCCATCGCATGAGACCGGACTTGCTACGGAGTCACACAGTGCAGGCCGATGGCCAGCAAACCTGATCCACGACGGAAGCGAAGAGGTTGTCAGCCAGTTTCCTGAGACGACGAGCGGAGCAAACCCGACGCGGCGGTCATCAGCTAAATTCAAGAACGCTTACAGTGAGTTTGCCGGTCAGGAATCATGTGAGCAACATCGTGGGGCTGACTCCGGGAATGCCTCACGGTTTTTCTATACGGCAAAGGCGGACAGTAGTGAGCGGCGAGGCTCAAAGCATCCGACCGTCAAGCCGCTGGATCTGATGCGGTATTTGGTTCGGCTTGTGTGTCCAATTGGGTCCATCGTTCTCGATCCGTTCATGGGGTCTGGAACAACGATTGAGGCGGCAAGGTTGGAGAATTGCAAGTCGATCGGGATCGAGCGGGAAACGCAGTATTGCAGCGATGCAATCAAGCGGATTCGGCAACAGGTTATGTTCGTAGGGTGAGCAGCGGAACTTGTATTCGATAGTCTTTTGTGGAGCGATAATCATGAGCAGTTGGTGCAATAATGAATACGAACATCGTCGCGATGCTCAAAGAGATTTTGAGCGAGGTCGAGTAAACCGAGACTGCTACGATCGGCACTCGTTTGACCGCTGCAAAGAGGTCTACACCAAGGAATACGACCGCTGTAAGCAAGATGAGGAACGTCGGCAGGAACAGCGACAATATCAGGAGGAACGGGAACAACGACGGATCGATCAATTGGCCGCAGAACGTCGCCAGCAGGACTTGGAATACGAGATGCACCAAGCCGACCTCAGAGCACAGTGGGAAGAGGCTGAGCAGGCGGCTGAAGAAACTGGTATTTGAACAGCGGAATTCCGTTCCGATAACAGGTGAACCATGACAGTCGAAGAAAGAAAAATGATGCGTTCAGACAGCCGCTGGAAAGCAGAATTGCTGAATCTGTACCGGTCAGCGGAGAGGCTTCGCGAGGAAATTCCGGACCAAGCAAGCGTCGAATATCAAACTGGTATCATGATGGCCTGCGCGGCAATCTGGCATCGTGTTACGGGCGAGGCGTTGGTGTGAGCATCGGTTGAGCGTTCCGCTGTTGGTGGGAAAGAACAATGGTTGAAGAGAAATTTGTCGTGATGCTTCGAATGGACGCGGAACGTCAGGTATGGCTTGGATACAACACGTTCGGGAATCTCGGGACAACTGACTTCGGGTATGCGTTTCGGTATGACACGAGAACACAAGCCGTCAACGCATTGAAGAAAGCTCGAAGGCTAAAATCATGGCCTGATGCTGTTGTCCGCAGCACTCTCGAACAGGTTGCTAAGTGTGAGTAAACGCGGTTCGTGGTTCCTCTGTTACTTTCAAAATCTTTCCCGAATTGCGTAATTGTGTCTAGACACAAGTGCCGACGTAAGTAATACTGCACTCAGTCGAAGGCAACACAAAACACGAGCAAGGGAAAGAACGATGAAACTTTCAATCGGAACAACAGTTGAAGCCTGCGGAAAGAAGTTTGTTGTTGTTGCGTGTGGCAACGGTCGCTACACGGTTTCAATTAACGGCTCACGCTGGACGATGCCTTGCAGTGAAGCTCACGACGACATCAAGAGCGGAAAAGCAATAATCGTTTTAGGGGGTGCAAAATGATCGAGGCTGACAATCACGTTGCTGATGCCTTGGCAAGGTTCCGCAACGTCCCGGAAAGCGACTGGATGACGCTGGATGTGGCGTTGAATATCGTTGCAGATAGACGCGGCAACGTGTATGAGTGGGACCATGATTTAATGCACGCTGCGGAGATCATTGCAAAACATCTGTCCGACCATATTGACCGAGCCAAGAGCGACGGCAACGGCGTTGAGCGAACGCGGCTAAAGGTTAAGGGATGCCGCGTAAAAACACGAGACGACGGTCTACTGTCTGTCACGGGTCCGGGAGAGTTGCGAAACGACGCAATGGAAAAGGCTGTTGCTATTGGGTACAGGCTTCTAAGTAGTGGTCCGGCACCGGCTCGCAATGGATTTCCTGAACTGAAAGCCGGTGCGTTTCAGTTTGTTTGTTTTCGGCCTGAAATAGTGGAAGGAAATCATAAGTGACTGACAAAACAAAAACAGGCCGTCCAGCCCCGCTCGGCCGAAAGGTTCCTGTCGGAATTCGGCTGACTCCAGATGTGTTGGAGTTCTGCAAACAGCATCCGGACGGGTTCACCGTCCTCGAAGATTCGGTGCGAAAGTCAAAGGCGTTTCGGGACTGGCTGAAGGCTCAAAAGTAACAGCGGTCTGGTACTCCGATCGGCGCTGGAAGTGTCAACGCCGATCAAAATTGACACATTTTGACACATGGGGAAATCATGGGATTTCATGGATGCCCAATCGAACCGAGCGACTGGAGTGACGGGCCGGACTACAGCGAAGATGACCTGTGCCCCGACTGTGATAATGGTCGAGTCAATCGTGAGGCAATGACGATCGACGGGATTGATTACCCTGCGATCGTCGACCAGAAGTGCGAAACCTGCGACGGTCAGGGGTTTCGTGAGCCATATGAGCCTGATTATCTGGACCTGTACTGAGATGCGGAGAAAAGTACGATGAAGGCACAGCCAATGAAAATCACTGCCGAGGGCTACTCGCCCTGTGAACCATCCGAGGCGACTCACGTCAGGCTGCACATGCCGGGACCGTTGGAGAATCGAATAATTCCTGTCATGATCGGCGGCACCAGAGCCGGTACGCCGAACTGGACATGGAACGGGAGTGTGGACAGTCCGACGCTGAAGCCGAGCATTCTCACCAAAGGCGGCGGGCGGAAGTATCTGGAGTCAGGCGAGTATGTTGAGCACGTCTGCCATTCGTTCGTGAATGATGGGAAGGTGCAATTCCTCAGTGATTGCACACATGAGTTTGCCGGCCAGACACTGGACCTGCTCGAAGTGGATTGAATTCAACAGAGGAGTGACGCTACCTCTGTTCTTTCTGGAGTGAAAAAATGCAAGTCACGCGAAGTGTACCAGCCGAAAAGCTAGGTCAGTTTCATGAGATACTGTGTGCGACCGGCGGGCGGTATGTGCGGAACCCGCTTCGCTTCGGTGCGATGGTAGAGGTTTGTTTTGAGCCAGGTGATTATGACGAAATGCAAAAACGTTGGGATCGCGTAACGGTCGATGTAAAGGAGGTTCGCCGCGATCAGCTTTGGCGGCGAGTTTTCAGGCGGTTTGGTATATCTGTTTGAGGATCGGAATAACTGTCCGCGTTTACTAACGCTTGCAATAACCGGGTTGCCGGTGAAAGGTTTTGATCATGGAAAACGCATCGTCGGCAACTCCGGTTGATTGCATTGCTAGCCTGTGCTGCTATTCGTGGGAGAATGGAACGTTTGTGTTGCTGCGAACAAAGACGTGGCAGAAGTTGCGCAACGGATGGTTTAAGGCAGAGTTGACGGATGGAACCGAAGTGAGCCACATGGGAATGAGGAAATGGCGCAAGAATGCAGGTGATGCGTTGGAAGATCTCGTAAGGAGGGTTTGCTGGCGTGCGTGTAACAGAGACGGGAATAGAAAAGTTGAGGCAGATTCAGAGCAAAAAGCAAAGTTGATCGCACTTGGAAAACTGCTTGAATCATCAGGCTAACAGCGGACTAACCATAGCTCTGTTCAAATTGCATTGACATTTGGCCGCGTTCCTGGCATGATGTCTCTACCGCTGGTGTTATGACGACTCTTGACTGTTCCGCGCACAGGTTTTGCGCGTTCGCAGCGTCATGGAGCGTCGTAAATGTCAGCGAATACTAAAGCTTGGTGGCAGTCCAAAACAATTTGGATTAACGCAATCACCGCTGCGACCGCGACGCTGACCGTGCTCGGTGGTCAGCAAATTGTCACAGATCACCCTGCAATCGCTGCCGGTCTTGTGGCTGCTCTGGGCGGGCTAAACATCGCCCTGCGAATCATCACCGTGCTGCCGATCGGCGGTGAGTGATGGCCAAAAAAGCCCCCGCAAAGAAGGCACCAGCAAAGCGAAAGCCAGCGGCCAAGAAAGCCCCTGCCATCGCTGTCGCGCCATCGAAGTCAATCGCGTGGCGGCCTTGGCTAGTCAGTGGGGCCAAGGCTGTCGCGTTGATTGTTTGTGGTGCAGTGGCTGGCGTTTATGCGGCGGGCGGCATTCCAATTGGGCCGGGGCCAGTTGTCTACACAGACTCGCTCGCACAATCGCACACAAACGATCGAGCCAGTCAGATCCGCATTCTCCGCGAGTATGCTGGCAAGACCTTCTCCGGCGATGCAGATGCCCAAAAATGGCTGAACGAGCAGAGAATTGCGGCTCGGCCTACAGATTGGATTCCCTACACCGACGAGCTGGGCTTTGCGGCTGATGCTGGTGTTGATGCGGTCAAGGCGTTTGCCGATAAGCTGGAGGGCAAGCGATGAGCGGACACATCGGCGGCTGGTTGCACGACGAAGAAGACAAAGACTTTCTCGACGCATTGCCGGATGAGACAGCGGTTCTCGCCATGCGTGGCACATACAACGAAGTCAGGATTGACCCGCGCAAGGTCATGAAGATTGAGAATCAAGGCTCGGTCGGATCATGTCAGGGGCACGACCTCTCCTCCTGCGTCGAACTTTGTTACTACATTGCAACCAGCGATGTGGCACGACAGCTCAGCAGGGCTTATGCCTACTACGAAACGCAACGAATTGACGGCATCAACGGCGATCGCGGCAGCACGATCAGCGGCGGGATCAAGCTGGCAACGACCAAGGGAATCCCCCGGGAAGAGCTGTGGAAGTATTCAGGCAGGTACGACAACCGCAGGCCGACGAATTGGGCCGAAATCGAATCAGATGCTGCTCAACATAAGATCGGCCAGTCGTATCGAATGACCTCCTACGATGGGGTCAGGACGTTCCTCGGCAGCGGTCAGGGCGGCATCAGCATCGGCATTTCATGGAGCGGTGAGGTTGATCGCCCGATTGTAAACTCATTCTCTGGAACTGGTGGCGGCGGTCATGCGATCGCGTTGCTGGCGTTATCTGAGCGGCTGGATACAGCAGGCAAGCCCTATGTGTGGATGCTCAACAGTTGGGGTGCAGGCTGGGGCAACAAAGGCTGGGCGGAGTGGTCCGCAAACGCAGTCGAGCAAATGTTGCGGCACAGATACACGGCCTGCTTTGGGCTGTCTGACATGCCAAACGTTAAGCCGCGAGAATTCAGCCTGGACGAATGGCAGAAAGGATTGCGAGTATGAAAAATCTGATCTGGTTCGTGCTGTGTTTTATTGGATGCTCCGAAGCTGCGACCGAGCTGACCACATGGCAGAAATCGATGCGCGATGGCAGCGTTGAGGCTGTCGAAGTTGCGAAGGCTGTCGAAGAAAAAACCGATGCTGCTGTGGTCATTCTGAAAGAAAACACGGCAGCATTGGAACGGATAGAAACAAAACTGGAAGCGTCCTTGTCAGTTCCGGAGCCTAACGGTGAGGAGGTGATCAAGTCTGCCCCTGAGTCCCCGGCAAAAGCGAACGACACCCCAAATCCTCTCAAGGTCGCTACGCCGGGGACTTCTTCTCGTGTTGCATCGGACGGGACTCGTCTCAAATGGGATGTGCAGGGCAACTGGAATCCCACAATCCTTGAGACATCAGCACATCTGACAAGCGATCACGGCATTAACACGAATGGCATGACTCACCAAGAGATGGCCGACATCCATGCGTCAATTCACGATGGCAAACAGATTCCAGTTTCAGCAGTCAGGGTTAAAAATGCGGGTGCGGTTTCGAATTGCCCTGGCGGAGTCTGCCCAACAAACACTAGACAGCGGCGTGGATTGTTCGGAGGCTTGTTTCGATGAGCTTCATTAAGCCGGTCGACTTGAGGCATCTAAACATCCGCGAGGCAATCCAAGCGGTAATCAGCGGACGTATCGAGCGAATTGAATGGTCAGAGACGGTCAATTTGAGGCTGAAGCATGATGGCGAACAGGCAGTGTTGACAGTGACAGATGGGACGGTTGAGATTGATATTCCGGGGCCGATAAGTCCGGATGTGTTGCGTGTGACAGCTTACGAGGATCATGCTCTGGTGGATCTGAGGTTGAGCCAGGTGAGGATCAATTACTGATGAGCCGCGATGACACAATCATGACCAGCCTGCTCTACGAGCGAGCCGCGCAATGTGGATCATGGGCAGGGGATCTGGCCGTCAGTAAAGAGGGTGAGACAATCGACTTTTACGGTCGGCGGATGTTGAGACTGGAAAAGAAAAAGCGGATCAAATCGACGGACACAGACGAGGAAATTGCAAGGGCGATAACTCCAGTCATGGCGTGGCTGTTCTGGCAGATCGCTCCGGAGCTTCTCATGTGGATTGTCGCAGCGATCAGAAAACGAATTTGGCAACAGGAGCCGCAGCGGTGAATATCTCGGCAGAGGTTATCTTGGGAGTGATCACAGCACTCGGTGCGGTCCTAAGTGGGGCTGTCGGAAAGATGTGGATTTGGTTTACTGCTGAACTTCGCGAGTGCAAAGACGACCGCAAATCGCTCAATGATCGGGTAGAGCAGATGCACCAAAATATCGCTGAAATCAGCACAACAGTAGGACGGCTTGAAGGCCGATTGAGTGACGACAAATGACGGCGGTTATCAATGTTGTGGCATTTTTGTTGTCAATGATTTGGGACGCGACGGGCGGGCTGGTTTATAGCCTGTGGAAACAGTTGCAGTAAACGCGGATCTGTTGATCCGCTGTTGATTTTTGGGGAAGTGGAAGAATGACAAACGCAGAGCTAAAAGCACTGATCGAATCCGATGCGGAAGCCCTCGGTCACTTCCTTGCGTCTCGTGATCAGCTATGTGCCGAGCGATGCTCTCTGATCGCCCCCACGATTCGTGTTCCAGTCCCCGCTGCGAATATCCAGTATGACGCATCGGTCAATGGAGTGTGGGCCAAGATCACGATCGCCCGCGAGTCAGCGGATACACCTGACGAGATCAAAGGCGTGTGCATCACGTTTCTCGACTGGATTAAATCAGGCAGGCCGATTGATTTTGACATGCCCGAAGTCGTGGGGATGCTGGCCGGTCTGGTTGCGGTCGGCTTGGTGACATCGCAGCAGGCAATTGATATGGACGCACGGGCCACGGTTGCTCAAGTCATCACATCAAATCAGGTCTCAGCCTGTAGGAGCTAACGAATGGCACTGCCAGATTTTTTCAAGGTGTCAACAGGCACCGCCAAGACGATCAAAAACAGCAGCGGTGATGCAGCGATTACACTAGCAAGCCTCGCCAACGGCAACGGCACGAGTGCAGGCGGTCGGCAAGCCGTGACGCTGGATCTGGGCACTAAGTGGGCACAATGCTGGCGAGTCAATGCGGCATTTGAACTGGCCGCAACACCCACAGCAGGCAACGCGATCAATCTGTTTGGAGCATGGCAAGACGCGACAGGAGCAGGCGATGGCAGTACAAGCGGCACTGATGCAGCCTACACGGGCTATTCCAACAACATTGATGCAGCGACGAAACAATTGGAGTTTTTGGGTGCTCACATTTGCACGGCACAAGCGACATCGACAGTCCAAAAATCGCTGGTGGGTATCATTTTTCCGAAGGGCCGATACTTGAATTTGGTCGTCGATAATCGCAGCGGTGCGGCGTTTCACAACACCGACACGAATCAAGTGATCACACTGACTCCGCTTGAAGAATCTATTGAGGACACCGTCTGATGATTCTTCCCGGATCATACGCCAACGGTTTCGCACCACGCGATGGACAGCCACTCTATCCTGAGTTGTGGCGTGGTTGCGTTGGTGCATGGGCACCCTGCTTGGGGCCGACTGGGCTAACGCTGCGAGATTGGTCAGGATTTGCAAATCACGGCACGCTGACAAACATGGATGCTGGTAGTGATTGGGTTTCAAGCACAAAATGTATTGCGTTAGATTTCGACGGGACCAACGATTTTGTCGATTGTGGAACACGAGTAACAGCAGCGGTGTCAGATGTTGTTTCCGTCTCAATGTGGGTAAGAGTTCGCAGCCGAGCATCGTTGCAATACCTTTTTGCAAACGTCAACGTAGCTGGGAACAGTTGTAATTTCGGCCTGATTTTCGGGCTAACAGCCAACAAGCTTGGTTGGACCCAATCCGCAGCTTCACAAGACGCGGTTAGTTCCGGATCAATAACCGATGGTGAATGGCATCACGTTTGCGCTACGCGGGGCGGAACAACAGGTGCGTGGCGGATCGGCTTGTACATTGACGGGAGCGGAGTTGTAACGACAACAACGGTCAATCCAGGATCATCCGCCGATGCCTTAGCAATTGGGCGTGCGGGCTCATTCAATGGGCTTTACAGCAATGTCATTGTGGGTGATGCAAGATTGTATAACCGCGAAATCGCTCACAAAGAAGTTTTGCTTTTGGCTTTAAATCCTTCAGCCGCATACATGGTTGCACCGCGTCGCAGGGCATCGTCTGCAGTCCAGTTCAATCGTCGTCGTCGCCTACTTATTGGAGCATCATCATAATGTGGGCTAAGCAAAGCACAGCAGCGACGTTGATCGTTGGACCGATTCTCGATTCAGCCGGGGCGGAATACACGTCTGCGGTGATCGGGGATCTGTCATTGTCAAAGAACGGTGGCACGCTTACGGCGATGGCATCAGCGGCAGAACTGACGCACATTGCAAACGGCCAGTACACGTTGGTGATGACGACGGGCAATCTGGACACGCTCGGACGGTTGCAGATCACCTGCAACAAAGCAACGTATCAGATGCCGGAAGTGCGGCTGATGGTTGTGCCTGCGATGGTGTTCGACAGTATCATTTTGGGAACGGATGTGCTGACGGCTGATGTGACGCAAATCGGAGGCGACACCCAATCAGCCACCGACCTGAAAGACTTCGCAGACGCTGGGTATGATCCGGCGACGAACAAGCTGACAGGAGCAGTGGAACTGGACTCCGCTGCTACTGCCGCACTGGTTGACCTGATCTGGGACGAGCCATTAACAGGAGCCACGCATAATGTCGCAACGTCATCTGGTAAACGGCTGCGTCAGTCAACAGCATTTCAGCAAATCGACTCGACTGTCATTGATGCGTCTGCGACCACAACTACGTTTGTTACTGGACTGACTTCAGCCGTCGATGATTTTTATAATGATTCGATGCTCGTATTCACCGATGGGGCACTGGCCGGACAGGTCCGTGCAATTTCCGACTATGTGGGAGCCACAAAGACGATTATCCTAGAGGAGGCATTGACATCGGCTCCGGTCAATGGAGTGGCGTTTACTATCGTGTCGCTGCATATTCATCCGGTGAGTCAGATTCAGAGTGGGCTGGCGACGAGTGCTGCATTGGCCGCAGCTAAAACTATTTTAGACAAGGTTGATACCGGGCTGGTTCTAGACGGTGCTGTCTACCAGTTTACTGCGAACATGCTGGAGTTGGGGCCGAGTGGATCATCAGTGGTCACGGTATTGCCAGCGACTGGCATTGTTGCAGATCGATCGGCCGGAGTGACATTGACGCCGGTGGTGGGGGAAACAATTAGCCAGTCAATCACGCTATACCGCACTGATGGTACGACGCCGGTCAGTTTAAGCGGAAAGACATTGGCCATTGTGTTCGAAACACTGGCTGGCGTTGATGTGGCTACCGTTGCAAGTGGCAATATCACAATCAGTGGTGCAAGTAGTAATGTGGTCACCTTTGCATATCCATCAGCAGTTACGGCGAGCGAGCGAACATTGCGGTTTGCGATCAGGGATGCAGCAGCCCCATTAACCATGTACCTTCAGGGTGTGTGCAGTGTGGTGGCAGCGCCAAAGGTTGATGCCTGATGTTAAGGCTGTGCCCATGTGGTGCTGTGCTGGAGGCAAGGCACAGAGAGTGCGAACGGTGTGGACGTGGCAAGCAAAGGGCATCAATCAGCACCACAGAGGCAGGGTATGATGGAGCATGGAAGCGGTTGAGTGTGCGGTTTCGACAGGAGAATCCATTGTGTGAAGAATGCAAAAAGCGGGGCATCGCTACAGAGGCACAGGAGGTTCACCACGTCATTCCGATTGCAGAGGCTCCTTGGCTACGACTTGAATGGAACAATCTCATGGCGTTGTGCGTGGCGTGTCACAGGGCATTAGAGCAGGCTAGGCGTGACGGGCGGTGACAGGCCGGGGGGCGGTTGGAATGTGGGGGGCGGCCGGTCGTCGATATTCCTGTTCCGCGCACGTGTGTGTCCGCAAAATTGAGGATTACTGAAAATGGCACGAGGACGGAAGCCGATTGCGGCAGAAATCAAGGAGGCGACAGGCTCGTTTCGTAAAGATCCACAAAGGAGAAACAAGGCTGCTCCGAAAGCGGACGGCCAGTGTCCGAAAATGCCGGAGTGGTTTGGCGATGTTGAAGCACAAAAATGGAACGAGCTAAGTCTTGACCTAAAAACCAACGGCGTGTTGTCATCGGATACTCGCGAGATCCTGATTGCCTACTGCACTGCCTATGCTAAGTGGATTGAAGCACGATCCAAGGTTGAAGAGACCGGATTAGCAATCGAAGGCGTCGATAAAGAAGGCAACCTTACCATCACAAAGAATGCCTATGTGGGAGAGATGCACAAGTTTCGCGAGCAACTCAATAAGCTGCTTCCGGAATTGGGCCTGACGCCAGCCAGTCGGCAGAAGTTGACTAGTCTAAAGCTGGATGACAAAAAGGAAGATCCGTTCGCCAAGATCATGGCACGAATGGGGAGAGGATGAAGAAAAAAAGCGACACACACAAGGCCGTTGATAAGTACGTCAAAGACGTGCTGAGCGGTCGCATCGTGTCGTGTGTTTCGCATCGGGCAGCAGTGCAGCGATATGTTGATGATTTGGAACGACAAAACAGCCCGGAGTTTCCGTATTACTTTTCCCTCGATGTGGCTTCAGCTCATTGTGATTTTTTTCCGGAGGTGCTGAAACATTCAATCGGGAAAAGCTCAGGGATGCCATTTAAGCTCGAACCGTGGCAACTGTTCGGCATCTGGAACATATTTGGCTGGAAGCGGTGCGAAGACAGAACGCGACGGTTCCGCCGGGTGTTCTGGACAATGGCCAGAAAAAACGGCAAATCGACATTGGGTTCCGGCATTGCACTTGATGGCGGAATGGCAGACGTGAATCCGTTCACGGGACGGCCGGAAGACGTGGCAGAGATTGTGTTGTGTGCTACGAAGAAAGAGCAGGCACAAAAGGTGATGTATGCCGAAATTGAGCGGATGCGGAGCCAGTCTGATCATGTGAAAGCTCTTTCGACCCCAATTAACAAGCAGATCACGTTCAGTCACAACAAGGGCTATATTCATTGCATCGGAAGCGATAAGCCGTTCGACGGTCTAAACCCTCACATGGTGCTGATGGATGAAAAGCACGCTTGGCGGGAACATCATCGAAAGTTCTACGACACCATGATGACGGGATCTGGCAACCGTTCGCAGCCTTTGATTATCGACTTCACCACGGCCGGAGACGACACGAGCCAGCTCTGGCAGGAGGATTATGATTATGCAACAGGCGTTGTCCGTGGAGACTTCGTTGACGAGTCATACTTTTCCTACATCTTTGAACTTGACGAAAACGACGACGCCTTGGATGAGTCGCTGTGGCCAAAGGCGAACCCCAATATCGGCGTTTCGATCGGGCTGGAATCCCTGAGAGAAGCGGCAGCAAAGGCGAAGACATCACCAGTTGAGTTGAATCGATTTACCCGCTACCACTGCAATCGCAAGGTTTCAGCGTACGAGCGGTTTATTCTGCCTGCTGACTGGGACGACATAGCAGACTCGCTTTCGTCGTGGCGACACGCAGACGCAATCACCGCAGGCATCGACCTTGGCGGCCGCGATGACTTGGCATCGTTTGGCGTAATTGCTCGATTCCCGGTGGACGAGGATGAGGAAGGCAAAACGATCTGGCGTTACGAGGGATTTACAAAGTCATTCATTGTCGATGAAACAAAACGAGATTTGAAGAAGCAGCCGTGGGCGGGATGGATTGCAACCGGCGAACTGACGGTTGTCCGCTATGTCGTGGCATCGCTCAGAGACGAGTTTCTTCGAGTGGCGGAAGAGATTGGTATCAGGGCGGTGGCCTATGACCCATACAACGCGGCTCAGCTGGGCGACGAGCTATCTCAAGCCGGACTTGACGTTATTAAAATGCCGCAGAACTGTTTTCAGTTTCACGAGCCGATGCAGGAACTAACGGCAGCGATTCGCGAAAACAGGTTCACGCCGGACAAGACAGACAACATCCTTCGCTGGTGTGCCCTTAACATGATGACAACCAGCAACGCACAAGGTAAGATGATGCCAGATAAGCGGAATTCGAGCGAGAAAATAGACGCTGCTGTGGCTTTGTTGATGGGCATTCGGTTGGCAATGCTGGCTCCATCGCGTCCGACAGGTTCTCTATTCATCGTTTGAAAGCCCAAATATGGAACTGTTTCGACGGTTTATTACACGAATTGGCTCTGGTTTGGGTGCTTTCTTTGGCACTTCGCCGGAGTTTGGCACATCTAAGCTAACTCCGCGCCGCGCCATTGAGTATGCCCCTGTCTGGTATGCGGTCAACAAGATCGCAGGGCACTTTTCGCAACTGCCTATTAACTGCCATCGCAGACTTGAACGCGGCAGCAGCATTGAGCGATCTCACCCCGGCCACAAGATCGTCCACACGCGGCCGAACGATTACCAGACGGCTCCAGAGTGGAAAATGTTTGGTGCTCCGAGCCTGCTGCTCTACGGCAACTGGCGATGTGTTGTGGAACGCGAAGGCGGGCGGCCAGTTGCTCTTTGGCCACTGTTGCCAGACAGATCAAGTTCCGAATGGTACGAAGGCAAGCGATACCACGGCACCGTTTTGTGCCAGCACGAGCCGTTAGCTAAAAAGGTCGGTGTTACGTCCGACAGCCAGACGGTTTGGTTTCCCGACGAAGACGTGTTTTTCGTGCATGGACTCAGCTTCAACGGGCTGGCCGGTCTGAATGCAGCCGCAGTCATGAGCAACAGCCTAGACGCCGGATTGTCAGCGGAAGATCAGGTTCGAAACCTCGCCAAAAAGGGATTCAGCGGGTCGTTGATTCTCGAAGCCCCGGGCGGAATGTTCCGCAACGAAGAAGAAGCAAAGAAATTCCTGTCGATGTTTCGCGAGGCTCACGACGGTGCGGAAAACACCGGCAAGACTGCCATGCTCCGCGAAGGCATCAAGGCCAACATGGTATCGATGAGCGGCAAAGATTCGCAGTGGATTGAGCAACGGCTATTTCAGCGGCAAGAGGCTGCAATGTGGTTTTGTCTGGAGGAGATTCTTGGCGACGATTCCAGCGTGTCTTACAACAGCCTTGCAGAAAAGCATTTGGCGTATCTGACAAACTGCTTAAACCGCTGGTTGGTTCACATTGAGGCCGCTTGCAATCGCTCGCTGCTAACCGAACGCCAGTTGACCAGCGAAACGCATTACTTCAAGTTTAACACTAACGCTTTGATGCGAATGGACCCACTGAAGCAGGCGGAATACCTGACAAAATTAATCGCGGCAACGGTGATCAGCCCGAATGAAGCACGCGAAAAACTGGATATGAATCCCTATGACGGCGGCGATGAGTATCAGAATCCAGCGATCACGGTGACAGCACCGATGGAAGAGGATTCGCCAGACGTTCCCGAAGACCCTGAGCCGGAGGACGATCCAGAAACGGAAGCAGTGCAGCGAATGGCCGTAATTTCACGATTGCGACCGTTGCTGGCTATCGAGCAGCAGCGAGTGGCAGCAGCGGTCAAAACAAAAACGCCGATCCAGTCCGTTGAAAAGTTTTACGCTAAATGGCAACACACGCTGGGCGATGTTTGCGAACAGCTCGGAGGAACGCCATACGCAGCGGCAGAGCATTGCCGCATTTCACAGGATGCGTTGATTGAAGTTATGTCTAAGACGCAAGGAAAAGCACTTCCAGACGCTGTCGGGGAGCTGACGGCATCATGGGGCGAACGTGTTGAAGATTTGGCAGACTACATACTCGGAGCGACAGTATGACAGAAGGATTTGTGGCGGATCGGCCGGAGTTTGAGTGGCTCACAGAAAAGGCAGGCGGCTGGCAGTTTGGTGAACAGGGAATTTTGGTTGCGTTGGCGAACCTAATCAACCAGCCAGGCCAGTGCGTTGAAGTCGGTGCTGGCGACGGCGAGGGGCTGCCGTTGACAATCGAGCCGTTTTACAATTACGGGCTTGATTGCGTGCTGTTTGAAAGAGACGAAGATTCAATCAGGCAACTGGCTGCTAAGTTTCCAAGGGCCAAGATACGCGGGGAATATGCTTTCGAAACAAGTTCCAATTTCGACGCACATGTGATGCTTTGTGTTATTGATGTGGACAGCATCGACAGTCTTATCATGGAGCATGTGTTGAGCAATCATCAGACGAGCATTCTGATGGTAGAGCATTTTGACAAATGCAATTCCAGCAATACGGATGATATTGGGCGGGTTCCGGCGTGGCTGCTGGGCATTGAGATTGATGGCGGCTTCAAGATCCAAGACAACGCCGAAACCGTGTATTCAATTGCTTGTGATTTTAATTACACGCGACTCGGGACGACACGAGTCAATTCAATTTTCGTTCATGATTCCTTAGTCGAAAAGGTTACAAAGCATGTACCAGTCTGATTTGGAAACCGGCGAAATCTTTCTTTACGATGCAATTGGTTCCTCGTTTTGGGGCATGATCGATGCGGCAACGGTACTGCCTGACCTTGCAAAGATGTCAGGCCGCAAGGTGACGCTTCGGATCTCATCCCCGGGCGGAAGCGTGGATGAAGGGCGAGCAATCTTTAACGCACTGAAGCGGCATCAGGGCGGCGTTGACGTTGTTGTGGATTCGTCGGCGTATTCGATCGCCAGTTACATCGCAATGGCTGGAGATCGCGTCGTTATGGCGAAAAACGCGATGATGATGGTTCATAATCCGTGGACAATGGCGATGGGTAGCGCCGCTGAGTTGCGAAAGACGGCCGACGTTCTGGACAAATACCGAGATTCCATTCTGGACGCCTACATGGACCGGACAAAAAAGGACCGCAAGAAGATAATGGCCATTCTCGACGCGGAAACGTGGTACACGGCACAAGAAGCAGTTGCGGCCGGGTTTGCGACAGAGGTCGGAGATATTGTCGTAGACGCTCCAAAGTTCGCAAAGGCGATGTATGGCAGCAAGCCGGAAGGCGAAAAGACCAACGAGCCAACGGCAGGAAGTCGGACGCCAGCAACAATTGCATCGCGTGAAATTCGGCTTCAACAGATCAAGGCTATGTTTGGACGATAGGGCTGGTACGACAAGGAGCGATAATGGGAACTGCGGTAATTGTTGGGCAAAACATGCCAGACAAAACACTGGATTGTGTTGTTGACATGCACGATCGCACGATCATGTTTGAGCCTGTTCCGCAGGCTGCTGAAGCGTGCCGGAAAAGGTACGCAACGCAGCCAAAGGCTATCGTGATCGAAGCGGCCTGCGGGGAGGAGCATGGCAAATGTGTATTTAATCTGTATAACACTGATGGGCTATCGTCGTCGCTCGGCAACATTACAGCACAGGCTGAGGGCACATGGCGGAATGTAGATTTCAGCAACACCACAGCGATCCATGTGCAAGTTGTGCGGCTCGACCATATTTTGCAGATGCTGGGAGTCACACAGATTGATTGCCTAGTGATCGATGCCCAGGGTATGGACTTTGCAATTCTCAAGACGCTCGAACCGATGATCAACGACGGCATGATCGGTTACATTCAACTGGAAGCAGACGGGGCTGGCTTTTGTCACTACACAGGAACACCAGATAATTCAGAGGCGGCCATTCTGCAATGGATGTCGCAGTTTGAGCAATACGAGGCATCGCGATTGCCCGGCCGGATGGTGGAGCAGCCAGATTTAGTGTTTACGTTAAAAGAATAAACATTGACACGATTCCGACAATCTGCTTAGATGCACTCACGCAGGGAGAAATCCTGCACCGAACACAACCTTTCTGAGCAACTCGTTAGCGGCCGGAAAAGTCAAAGCGAAAACATTTCGCCGACTTTTTGCGCCGCGTTTTTCATGGCCTGAGTCGGCATCACAATCGACTAAGGACTATGGAAATGATTTGGAATCTGAAAGTAATTCGCGAGCAGATTGACGAAGAGCTTGGCAAGGTTGATGCCATCGTCGCTCTCGCAAAGGAAGAAAACCGCGATTTCACGCCAGAAGAAGCCGCCGAAGTGGATCGCATTCAGGGCACGGACGACAAGCCCGGCGTTCTGCAGAAATTGTACGCCGACGAAAAACGAGCTGCTCGCGTTAACGCAAACGCAGCCGCACGAGTTCGCTCAATCGGCTCAATCGAGGTTGGCGGCCAGGCTCACAACACCGCACTTGCAACCATGGAGCCGCCTCGGGTGCTCGTTCCAGCGACTGCCAAGCGTCACGGCACCGTCAAGCACTTCAAAGGCCCGGACGCTGAGGCAAACGCCTACTTGACCGGCCGATTTTTGATGGCTGCCATCGGCAACGATGACAGGTCAAAGATGTGGCTGAAAGATCACGGCGTGTCCATGCAGCACAGCAGCGACGACAACAGCAAGGGCGGGTATCTCGTTCCTGAAGTGCTGGAAAACGCCCTGATCGACCTCAAGGAAGAATTTGGCATGTTCCGGCGATACGCCATGAACTGGCCGATGACTTCGGATGTGTCGCTGGTGCCTCGTCGTGTGTCTGGATTCACCACGTACTTTGTGGGCCAGAACGACACGATCACAGCATCCACGACAGCACTGGATCAGGTGCGTTTGGAAGCTAAGAAGTTGGCTGCTTTGACGCAGTATTCCAGCGAACTTAACGAGGATTCCATCATCGCAGTTGCTGATTACTACGCTCGCGAATTCGCCTATGCTTTGGCGGTTCGCGAAGACTCCTGCGGGTTCCTTGGCGATGGCACCAGCACTTACGGCGGCATCACCGGCGTTGCAAACGCACTGGCGGCAGGCTCCGTGGTCACCGCAACTGGCGTCACCGCATTGGCAAACCTGCTGATCGGCACGTTTCAGGAAGCAGTCGGCAAGTTGCCGGAATTCCCAGGCATTCAGCCAGCGTGGTACGTCCACAAGGCCGTTTACCATGCTTCAATGGGTCGCCTGCAAATGGCTGCTGGTGGAAACACCGTGCAGGATCTTGGCAACGGGCCAGTGCTGCAGTTCCTCGGCTATCCAGTGCGGTTCATTCAGACTCTGCCATCGACCGCATCCAGCGGGACAAAGATTGCCTATTTCGGCGATCTTGCAATGGCCGCAACGATGGGCACGCGTCGTGGCGTGACTCTGCGGGCTGACGAATCGCTGTACTTTGCTCAGGACGCTCTGGCGTTGCGAGTGACGGAACGATTCGACATCAACGTGCATGAGCGTGGAACGGCCAACGCTGCTGGTCCGCTGCTGATGATCCAGATGGGCTAATGACTGAGCCACTCGTCGCTCCGGGTGGACCCGGCCGGAACGTTGGCTTGCTGGCGTTCCGGTCTTTCCAAAAACCAATCGCAATCATTTTCATAAGGTGAACACATGAAACCGAATCAAAGAACTCAGGCAGTCATCGCACTGTCAGCACAGACGGCGGCAGCGACGGTTACAGCCGCTGGAGAAATTGTTGATATGAAGGGGGCAGATTATGCAACCATCATTCTGACAACATCGGTCGCGGCAAACACAAACGCTGCTCCAGTCGTCGTGAAGATTCAAGAATCCGACACCACAACCACAACCGACTTCACTGACATCAGCACCAGCACGATGCAGTTGTCAGTGACACTGTCAACGGCGACTGGCCGCGACGCAAAGTTTCACATCAACAACGACGGAACGCGAAAGCGATACGTTCGTCTGTTCGCAACACCTGGTACTCACACGACCAACAGCGTCGTGTCATTGGCTGCCGTTGCGGAACTGACAATGGACATCATGCCATCAGGCACCACAGGACAAGCCGACTTCGTTGCGATTGGCTAATCAAACCCAAAACACCCGGAGCAAACGAGTGACCTTAAAATCTGTGAAGGTGTGCGGCATGATGACCTCGCCGCGATACATCAATTGTTTTTGTCGAGACTACATAGACGCAGCATTCGTGGCAGCAAAGATTCCGCTGCAGGATTCGCAAGGCGTGTTTTACGGCCAGTGTATGCAGCGGATGTTGCAGCACGCTGTGGAAAAAGACGTTGATATTGCCGTGATCTGTGACGGTGACTCACTGTTCACAGATCGCGACATCATGCGATTGCTACAGACGTTGGAAGCGAATCCGCATATTGATGCACTAGCATCCATGCAGATACGGCGTGGAAACAAAACCATGCTGGCAAGCATTAAAGGGCAATCAACAGCAGAGGTGGGCGGAACTCCGCTGCAAGTTTCGACCGCACATTTCGGGCTGACTGTGATTGATTTGAAGAAGCTCAAGGACGTTGAAAAGCCTTGGTTTTGGTCGAAACCAGATGAGCAGGGCGAATGGGGCGACCTTCGCATTGATGATGACATTTGGTTTTGGAAGCAGTGGGAAGCGGCTGGCAACACGGTCTATCTTGATCCGCAAACGCGAATCGGGCATATGGAAGAAATGGTCGTCATGGTCGAGCCGAACACATATGAAGCCGTTCACGCATACCCGAACGAATGGATTGACTCATGCAGGTCGAATTGATGCAGGACTGGCGCGGGTATCGCGTTGGGTCTCGGTTTGAATTGGATGTAATTGGCGGAGGCGTCTTCGATGTTTTGCAACGGAACAACGTGGCAAGATTATTACCCGGACCGGGCGACGCGGGAGAAGGATCAAGAAATCCGCCATACGGTTCGAGTGGTGACTCCTCCGACGACCGAGCCAGTGACGATCGCAGAGGCCAAGGCACAGCTCAGCATCGGGGCAAGCGACGATAGTCACGACACAGAGCTGGCGTCGATGATTGCAGCGGCTCGCGAGGAATGGGAACGAGACACCTCAATTGCATTGATTACGCGGACGCTGGAACATCGGCTGCCAAAGTTTCTGTCTACCGTCGTTTTGTCGGTGCGGCCAGCAATTGCAGTTTCCTCAGTGACCTACGTTGACACAACAGGAACAACGCAAACCGTTTCATCGACCAATTACTACTTGGACAGCGACGAGGTGCGTTTTCTTGACACATTTGTAAAACCCGATGTGCAGGACAGAAGCGAAGCGGTCAAAATCACCTACACGGCCGGATATGGCAGCGACTCCCGCGCGTGTCCGGAACTTGACCGCATGGCAATCAAATTGAGTTTGGCCAATCGATTTGAAGACCGCGACATGATTGCGGCATCTGGCGAGCGACGGGCGTATGAGGCACTTGTCGCAAAGAAGATGAGGGCAAGTTATCCATGACCTTCCGCCCTGAACGAAAATTCCGACTTGGAACGATGCGGCACCGAATTACGGTGAGCGTGGAAGGCACGACACAGGACGGAGCCGGGCAGCCAGTCGTCACGCTTAGCACTTGGTTGTCAGATGAGCCAGCGAAGTACGAGCCGACAACAGGCGGCGAAGGAGCACGTGGGCGACAAGTGGAGGCCGGAATCAGTGCCATATTCACAGTGCGTTATCGGGACGGCTACACGCCAGAAATGGCGATCGACATTGACGGGCAACGTTTCTGGATCGTCTACGTTAAAGCAGTTCAGGGCATGGATCGCTATCGAGAACTCTATTGCAAATCGGTGGTGCTGTAATGGCTCGCGTTTCGATTGGGATGGAGCTTATTGATGGCAACAAATTCCTGAAGCAATTAGAGCAACTGGAATCTGTCATTCGAAGTACGGTTATTGAGAACGCAATACAGGCTGGAACGGTGCCAGTTGAAGCGGCCATGCTTGCCAACACGCCAGAAAGTGACGGTTCACGCAAAAAACAATCAACAAAAACAAAACGTCGCTGGAGTGGTGCGAAAAAACTCAAAACGACGATTCGATCAGTAGTAAGGCCAAAGAAAAAACTGGGTGTGTTGATTGGCCGGATTGGTTTGGTCGGGCCTTCTTACAGTGACGGCGGCGGGCATGGAAACCTGTTTTCAAAAGATCATAAGCGAAAGGTTTTGTGGGGGCGTGATGCTGGCACAATTCGCAAGGTCAATCAGTTTGTGAAGAAAACGGCAGACGAAACAAAATCAGCGGCATCGGCGGCCGTGACTTCGTCTTTGAAGTCAGGAATTGAAGCCGCAGCAAATCGGATGGCAAAATAATGGCGGATCTTGGTAGTGCAGTCAGGGGATATCTTGCGGCGAATGTCGGCGTAGCAGCCGCCGTATCGACTCGCATATTCCCGGATGTACTGCCGCAAGGATATACAATCAGGACAGGCGGAGCGTTGACGTACACGGTTATCAGCACGACGCACGATCACCTCATTAACGGATTGTCTGGAATTGCCAGAAGCCGCATTGAGTTTACTGCATTCGCCTCAACGCGGGCTGGTGCGAACCTGATTGCAGAAGCGGTCAGGGCAAGTGATTTACAGGGTTACACCGGAGCAATGGGCGGCGTGTCGATTGAATCTGTAATGATCACAGGAGGTATCCAGACGCTGGATGAGCGGCCGACTGATGGATCACAGGAGCATCGATATTTAACGATTTTTGATTACATGATCGCATATCAGGAAACGGTGTAAAATGGCAACGGGGACACGATTCAAAACAGGCAACACAGCCACGATCACTCTTGGCGGAACACAGACAACTGGAATCACCACAGCGTGGGCCGGAAATGTGGTTTCAATCAATCCGGGCGAATGGACGCTCGGCGAGCGTGACGTAACGGTGCTGGCGGATACTGGGTTTACCAGAAATGACCCGCACGATTTAGCAACGCCAAACGAGATCAGCGGCGTCGTCCGGTTCAGTCCATCTTTAGGACTGCCGCCAATTGACGGAACAGTCGCAACGGTGACCGTCACGCTTCCGCAGCTCAGCACAGCAACCAGCGGCGTTACACGCGGAACGATCACAGGCAAGGCGTTTTTCAGCCGTGTTGCGTTCCCTCAGTTAGCAAACAACGAAACGATGGATTGTGAGTTCACGCTGAAGATGACCGGCGAAACCCTATCACAGACACGAGAAACATGATGGAAATCAAATTGATTGATCACATTGGCGAAGCTCCCAACGGATCGCCAGTGGATCACGAGCAATGGATAGTGTTTTGCGATGACGTGCAGGTCGGATACTTGCCGAAATCGCCTGACGCATGGCTGCAGTGCATTGTGTCATTTAGCGAAACCACGAGGGCCGAATTGATTCAGGCCGTCAATGAAACAGCAGCATTAAAAATCGGCGGCGTAGTTATGCCGGTCGATCCTGATCTTCAACCGAAAGAGGATGATGAATAATGACACTAACGAGAGCGACGTTAGGGAAACTGACAAAGCGGCTGACCAAGGACATTGAAGTGTGCGGGCATAAGGTCAGGCTTCAGCGGCCGACACCTTTGGAGCACTCGCAGTATCAAATGTCATTGGTTGACAAAGAAGGCAAATGGATCGCAACGAATCTTAACGACGCAATCATGCTGCTGACCGCACGCATGTGGATCGACGAGGAAGGCGAACGACTGTTCAAGGATACCGAGACAAAACAGCTTGGGTCGATTGATTTGGCTTTCTATCAGGAGTTGTCGGAACAGTGCCAGAAGTTTGCCATTGTGAGTGAGGCGTCGACAACGCTGGGGGAGTCCGGCAAAACCACCGTCTCCGATTCGCCTGCCGAGTCTGCCTTGAGCTTGGAATAGACGATCCAGAGGCGTGGTTGGATTCAATATCGGATCGGGTTTTTGATGTGTGGTGGGCGTATTACCAGTGCGAGCCGTTTGGATCGCACTGGGAACAGGCAGCTTCGCTGTCCGCGATGATTCACAGCAACACTGTGATGATGGCGGCAACACGAGGGGCGAAAATGGAATCGCTGAGTGTGATTGATTTCATGCCTGCGGATTCGATGAGGTGGCAGAAACGAACGAAGCTCAGAGTACGCGGCATTAGTCATCCAAAAGCACAAACGGACATTCTCAAGCGGGCATTTGGTTTCTCATGACAACAATCACCGCACTTAATGTCCGTCTGGGCATGGACGTGTCGAACTTTAGCGAGGGGGCAAACCTTGCGAAGGGCGAGGTCACAAAAGTCGCGTCGATCATGCGGCAATCGGTGCCGCCTGCTGAAAAGTTTAAGCAGGAGCTGGGACTGCTGAATCGTGCGTTTAGCGAATCTGGTAAGAAGTCAGTCGAGTATGCAAACGCAGTCGAACACTTGAAGCGAAAGCACGAACAGGCCGCACCGGCGATCAGAGATGTAAACAAGGCGTCGAAGGAGGCTGGGGTATCATCATCATCAGCAATCGCAGCAATCAAAGGCATGACAGCAGCCTATCTAAGCGTTCAGACTGTCGCCAAATCGATAAATCTTGCATCACAGGTCGAGGATGCGACGATCGCATTCGAAGTGTTGACCGGCAGTGCAAAAGATGGCCAGTTACTATTCGAGCAAATTCGCAAGTTTGCTGCCGAATCGCCGGTCACGTTTAGCAATGCTGCAGACGCTACAAAAACAATGATGAGCTTCGGCGTGGCTGCACAAGATGTGCAGAAGAACCTACAAATGCTGTCGGATGTCACAGGTGGAAACAACGATCGATTCAAGATGCTGTCGCTGGCATTCTCTCAGACAACCGCAGCGGGCCGCCTGATGGGGCAGGACTTGCTGCAGATGATTAATGCAGGGTTCAATCCGCTGCAACAGATCAGCAAGACCACCGGCGAATCCATGAACGAACTGAAAAAGCGAATGGAGGACGGCGGGATTTCCGCACAGGAAGTTCGGCAGGCATTCATGGATGCGACTTCCGAAGGCGGAATGTTTCATGGAATGACCGACCGACTTGCTGAAACAGTCAGTGGAAAACTGAACATTGCGTTGAGCGACATGGAGCAAAAACTGGCGGCAGCCGGGGAAGCAATGGGACCGCTGCTTATTCAATTACTCGACACCTTCACGAGACTGAAGCCCATTCTCGATGCTGTCATCAACCTTATCGATGGCATTTCGCAGGGGCTTGGGTTCGCAATTGCCGTAGTGACGGACCTGATCAACAGCGTCACGAACTTTACGGTTGACACTACCGAAATGAACAAGTTCCTTGATTTGCTTGACCAGCGAGACCGAGAAGCCGAAGCAGCCAAACACAAGGCGATCAACGAGGAGTTTCAGCAAAAGGAGGCTGCTGTCAACCATGTGGCAATCGCCGAACGCAAGGCAGCCGAGCAGTTAGCGGCAGCCAGAGCAAAGCACATCGAAGACCAAAAGAAGGCGGCAGAAGACGCCGTCAAGCAGCAGCAAAAGAACATCGAGAAAGAAAAGGCGGCTCGGCTAAAGGCTATCGAAGACGCAAAGAAGGCCCAAGAGCGAGCAGCACAGCAAGCCGAAGAGCAATTCCAGCGAGACATGGAAAATGCCCGCAAGGCCGCGATGGACTACTTTGCACAGCAGGAAGAAAAGAACAAACAGCGCAGAGCAGACGTTGCGGCCGGGCCGGGTGCTGGCATGGAAGTCGGATCTGCTGAGGCTGCTAAGTTCTCTGCCGATCAAATCAATCGGCAGATCAGCGTGGCGGCCGTGCCAGATCAGCCGACGCCCGGCGAAGCTCAGATTGCGTGGAAGGCAGAGCAGCTTTTCAAAGAACAGCAGGCGGCAAACGCTTTGGCGACGCGGCAGATTGCAATCATGGATAGCCTTTTGAGAGAAGCCAAGGAAAACGGTTTCAGGAGAATTCGATAATGGCGGATCTTAGTGGCATCACTGCAGTCAGGCCCACAGCAACAACGCAGGTTCGCACCTTGCAATACGGCGGCACCGTAGCAGTCGGGCAGCCAGTTTCCCTTAGCTCCAGCAAGTACGTCGCATCGGACGCAAACGCATCGGCAACGCTGGCAGCAGCGACAGGAATCGCAATGACGCCTGGCGTGACAGATGGCTATGGACTGGTGGCTGTCGGCGGCTCGATCATTCTTGTCGGCACCACAATGACAGTCGGGGAAACATATCTAGTGTCTGACACTGCTGGCGGAATCATGCCGAACGCTGACAGATCGACAGGCGACTATGTGACGCGGCTTGGCACAGCATCGTCGGCAACGCAACTTGATCTATCAATTCAAGCCACAGGAATACAGGTGCCAGCATAATGCCAACGACATTTCGAGGCGAAACAAGCGAAGGCAAATCCAGCATCCGGTCATCCGGTGGCATTGCTGTGCTTGAGGAAGAATATCACTTCCTCGTAGCGTGTGACTCGGTCAACACGCCGAGGCTCGAAGTGCTGGCTACCGCTGGCCTGCCGATTGTAAACGTTAGCACATCATCGAGCGGGTTTTGCATTTGCCGTGGACTTGACGCGACGCGAAGAGAAGACCAGCGAAAACTCTGGGATGTAACAGCAACGTTCAGTTCCGAGGTGTCCGAGGGCCAATCGTCCACAGCATCATCAGGAACCAGCGTCAGCTCTAACCCGATCGAATGGGTTCCAATTTACGAAACCAAGTTCGAACGATTGCAGGAGATCGTGACGACAGATCGAAGCGGTGCTCGTATTGCCAACAGTGCTGGGCAGCCGTTTGAAACGGGCGTTGTCCGATCGCGATTCATTCCAATTTGGGAGTTTTACCAGTTCGAGCCAGATACTGACACTGATGAAGAAGTGGTCGATCGAAACGAAGTCGTAAACAACGGCACGTTCAAGGGCAAGTCGGAAAAAACGCTCCTGTGCACTGTGCTGTCATCTGTTGTCGGGTTCTATTACGGATCACGTAAACGATTGACGCGATACGCATTGCGATACAACGACCAAACGTGGAAGCATAAACGGCTGGATGTTGGCACTGTCTATTTGGATGGCGGAAAGCACAAGCCGTATTTGGACGACAATAGCAACGTGATTCTCGGAGGTCTCAATGGGGCCGGAGCAAAGGTTGCTGTCGGAACTGCGCCAAGCGTGCTGGAGTTTGATATTTATGAAGCAGTTTCGTTTAGCAGTTTCCTGAGAGGCTAACATGCCAGACGAGCGAACATATGGATTCAACGCAGAGGATGCGAGATCATTGCTGCAATCAATCAGCACTGGGGAAACCACCTACACGGAGATCAGGCCACGCGGTTCAATGGGCCGCATTCAAGTCGTTCTTACGTCCGACCTACCAGCAGCCGTAAACACGAAGCGAGATCCAAGCACGGCGACCGCACGAATTCTCCGCAGGAAGACGGATGGAGACCTGACGCTGTCCACCGACTCTATCACGATCGTAAATCGCTTTACACAAATCAGCGTTGACGCTGGCACATATGGCAAGGCAGAAATGATCGACGGCGAATGGCAGCTATACGCGGCTGACTGTCCGGGCGGCTCAGCATCGTCGGGGAGCGTCTAATGCTATTAGGATGCTGTCATTGTGGAGAAACGCCGAGTGAGTCGATTCCGCCGAGTGAATCGACGCCGCCGAGCCAGTCGGCATCGGCGTCAATCCTAACGCTAGGCTGCGGGTCGTGTAGGTATGGAGTAGCGCCGCAGCGAATACGCGTTTCCATCGGAGTGACCGGCGGGTCGGGTCCGTGCTGCTCTCACTATTCGCAGCCGAGCTATTTATGCAACTGGCGATCTGGAAGTTTCGGGTTTGGGGCTACCTGCGGGGGTGGTTGGGTGTCCGATGCGGGCCCACGTTTTATTCCAAACAACAACCCAAATGTTTGCAATCCTCCGTTCGTAGATAATGGAGGATTAGTATCGGTTTGGTTGTCGAACTCGTTCGTTGGGAATCAAAATGTAATCAACGCGGTAATACAATTTCGCGGAAACTCCATTACATACCGTCACGATATATTGACTATTGGTTACTACAATGACGGCGACGTTCCATGCTTAACGACAAATAGCCTGATCTTAATTAGCGGCGGGTCAAACCCGTCTCCGTGCGGAACTGGCTGGGCCTCGTCAATTTCAATGAGTCCGGCATGATTGACTGCTTGCACTTTGGTCCGATTGATAATGTTCGGGCGTTTTGCACGAACACAGAAGACCTGATGCACGACGGAACCGTTCCGGTTGCACTTTGTCAAATATGTCCCTATAGAAAACCTGTGGGCAATCGTGATTTCTTCGCCCAGACAGAACAACTGCTAATCCAAAAAGCCCGACGCGGAGAAATTACAGTAGCCGCGAAGTCATGCGGTGGATGCGGCGAAACAAAGCACCGTTCAGCCGAGCCAGAAGTCACACAATTTGTCTGGCCCTATTGGGACGGCGGGGCACAAGCCGACGAGCTTCGATGGTCCATCCGATCAGTCGAGACGTTCTTTCAAGGTCGGGCGAAGATCACAATCATCGGTGACAAGCCGGACTGGTATCACGGGCATGTCATCATAAAAAAGAGAGTTCCCGCAACACGGCCAAACCGAGCGTTCCGCGACATGCTTGGCAAGGTGTTCTACATCGCGACACATGCCGAGATTGACTCCGAGTGCGTCTGGATGATGGACGATATTTATTTTCTAAAGCCGTTCACCTTAGACGACATTAAGACGCCGCGTGCGGAGCCGTGGCGACCTGATGCCAGCAACAGTTGGCAGAAGCGGAAAACACTGTCGATGGAGACTCTGGCGGCTCGTGGATTAACGCAGCACGACTACGCAACGCATCTACCGCACTGGCTGGAAAAAGACAAACTGCGGGCGATGTTCGACGACTTCAATCTGCACGAGCATACGATGTTGTGGGAAGTGCTTTACGGCAATGTCTACCGAGGCACTCCGCAACGCACGCGGCCATTCTTTGCGCGGTTTCAGCATCAAGCGGACAAAGAAACGTTCCAGCGACTAACCGCCAACGCGACCGTGATCAACAACACTGAGCCTGCGTGGTGCGATGGTCTACACGACTTTCTGGCCGAACTGCTGCCGACGCCTTCGACTGTTGAGGCTGAACACGAGACGGCAAAGCCGGTTTACATCATCACGAAGAAAGGTCCAAGAACTGTAAAGCGGCGGCCATTAGAAACGCACCGAGACTACATCGAGAAGCAGGCTCAATGATTCCTCATATCATGATCATCCAGTCGGCCTACATTGACCGCAGGCTATCAGAGCGACGGCTGGAGATTTCTCGACACACTGCGATACCATCGCTCGCATACCAGACCGTCAAGCCTGTTATTCACATCGCGGTCAATCCTGACGATCCGTTTTTGGCTGAGCGACTTGAGGCATTCCGGGCGACAGGTTGCGAAGTGAAAGCACTTTATCGACCCAACTGGAAACTCTATCGCGAGAACTGGGAACTTCCCGAGGGACGCAAGATCGTCAGTCGCATGGACGATGACGACGTGATCTGTAAAGAATATTGTGAACTTACAAGGGCACAAGCTCCAGAGTCGGGCGAATGGAATCTCATCTGGCCAAACGGGTACGTCTTTTGGCGTGAAACCTGCTACCTCCTTCACCATCCCGGCATCCAGTTCGTGACGCTGGTGACTGATCACGACAAAGATCCACATCAGGAGCAGCACTGGGGATACCACAAACGATGGCAAACAAAGGTCGTTTCCGATGCAGTCGGCTGGATCTGGGTTCGTCACGGTGACGCGGCATCGTCAACGCTGCCGAGATACCGCAAAGTTAAGCGAAGCGGCATTGATGCGAAGCGGATTCCGATCAACCTGAGAGCGATCCTGCGAGCTATTGCGGACTCTGGCACAGCGAGCGGAAACTATACGGAACACCGCAATCCGGCACTGTTGGCCCATGTGCTACAGCAAAACAAACGGCACGAACCGGCAACACCAGCGGGGCCGCGATTTCTTGTAGTAGTCCCAACGCATCGGTTGGCAGTGGCTCAGGCGACAATCGACGAACTGCAAATGTCGTTCACGTACCCAACAGAGTTTCACGTTCTCGACGGCACGCCCTCGAAGTGTCACGCACTCAACAAGGCTCTGGCCGAACTGCTCGACCCGTCAAAGCATGACATTTACGTGACGATTGACGACGACATTCTGCCTGGAGAAAACTGGCAGCACTTTATCGCCTGCGCATTTGATCGCATTCCGAAACTGGGAGCGTGCGGAGTTGATTACAGCGGAACCGAGGAAGGCCGGGCGTTAATGGCTAACGCGATGCAAGCTCCAGTTACGCAGGTTCGAGACATCCAGTTTCGTAACGCGACGGGCTTGCAGAATCTTGCAGGCGGCTGTTTCGCAATCAGGTCCGCACTAGCCAAGGAGATTGGCCCGTATCCATTCGCGGACGATGGCAGGCAATACCACGCAGACGAAGACGGCTGGAGATCGCATCAAGTCACGCGACGGGGCTGGCAAGTCGGTTACGTCACGAATCCCAATGAGCCTGTCAGGATGATTGCTCACCGAAACACAGAGCAATATGAAACGAAAAAACAAAACGACATTGAGGCATGGCAAGCAAGGCCCGTGTGGTCGTGAAGTCATAGTTACGGCCCCGGCGTCATGAACCGGAGAAACGAAGCCTGGGAAGGGCCTGCCTCGATCGGGGCAGGCTCGCTTCGTTTCTGGATACCCCACAAAACACGGGCAAAACAAAATCTTTTCCGCAATCCTGCAAAATGATATCACCAACCATTGACGCCAATTCCGATAGTGATATCATGCCTGCATCGAGACGCAAAACACTGGTAAGGAAAAGAACATGATCAACACACCAGCAACAATCAACATGATCAAGCCTTGGCTGACAGGAAACGACGAGAACGACGCAAAGATGCTCAGCCGAATGTTTCGAGCGGTTGGCTTCAGTCTTGGAGAGTGGAGAACAGTGGTGGCGGAAGCGAAGGCAGCATAATGAGCAAAGAGAAAAGACAAGGGGCTGGCAGACCAGCCCCCACAATCCGCAACCTGCAAGCCCGCATCATTTACGCCCAGCACGACGGCAACTACGCCGAAGTCTTGCGGCTCAAGAAGGAACTGGAGAAAGTGAAGTGACAAAGAAAATCAAGGGCAATCCTCAATTGCTGCTGCGTGTTCCGCCGGAACTGCAAAAGCCGTTGGCGGATGAAGCAACAAAGACCGGCGAGACGAGGCAGGGTGTGCTGTGGCGGATTGCGGCTAGGTATTTCAATGGACGACGCAAATGAAAGGCATCAGACCACCAAAACCAGACAGGCCAATACCGCCAAAAGACTCGCTGCTCACAGTGCTCTGGCAGGTGGAATACAAAGTGCGGAGCGGCAAGCGTTATGGCCAATGGCTATGCCAGTGCAAGTGCGGCGCGACATGCAAAGTGATCAGGGTGCGAATCCAAAATGGCCATACAAGATCATGCGGATGCCTGCACACTCAGGCATCGAAACAAAACATCAGAACGTGTCTGCAAAAACAAAAAGAACGGAGTCTCGCAAATGCTCAATAGCTGCTTGGCCTTTATGGTGATTGTGATGCTTGGATGCTTTGCGGCTGGCTCGTGCGAACTTGCTGCGGAACGCAAGGAACGGAAATGGGTTGAGAAGCAGATTCGCAACAAATATGGGCGGACATATTAACCGGCGAGGGCATGGGTCCACCGGATTAAATCGGAAACGGCTGGATCGTTTTCAGTCGTGCCCCTTGGCAACTGCGGGGGCGAATCTCCCTCAGAGCCTGCTGCATTGAAAAATGATTTTCAACGGCTGGCCCCCGCAAGCCAATGAAGGCCAGCAGGCTCTGAATTCTCATCCCTGTGAACAGTCCGCCAGCGGTGGCGTTCACGGTCGTCAATGGCTGTTCACAGGGTGTTTTTCTATCAATGAAAGGACTTCAGAATGTTGGTACTCAG